CAGCGGATCGTTGAGCGGCGTATGGGGTGGCATGAAAAACATCGCAAACGTCTTCGGGAACAACGACCTATCGTCTGACTTGGCAAAAAGTCTCGCAAAGACGGTTGGCGGTGCTTTTGGTACGGCGTTGGCGGGTCCGATGGGAGGGGAGATAGTAGATGGGGTGTTTGCCTTGCTCGATGTCTTTTCTAATGGCATAGAAAACTTATTCGCCAGCCTCATTGACACGGTACTCGGAGCTGTCAACGGTCTGCTGAACAGTGCACTTGACATAAAGGGCAACTTTGAGACCATTGGCGGCAGCATAGTATCAGGCGTTGGCAGCATAATAAACACCGTGACCTTCGGCGGCTTGGACTCTTGGACTGACGGCAACGCAAATGAGGTGAAGGAGAAAATAGAAGCACTTACAGAGAGCAACGAGTACCTTAAGACCTCCATAGACAAGCTGACTGAAGCGATGAACGACAACAGCGGCACGAAGTCGGTAGAGATTTACGAGAAGGCCGTTGCTGCGCAGAAAAAATCCACGGAGAATTATGGCGAGATACTCTACGCCAATATGGGCTACCACAACAGCCACCACAGCAACGCCTACTATTGGGATTTGAAAGAAAGCTCGCTGAAGCAAGTGGAGGAATTGACGGGCAAGGCTCTCGAAAACTCGTGGGAGAGCTTCTATGATAACCTCTCCGCCGAGGACTTTGACAAGATACGCACCTACCTGCCCGATGTGTGGCAGGAAATGATAAATCAGGGCAAGTACGGCGACAGGTTCAAGGAGGCCTGGGAGAACTACGCCGACCAAGCAGGAAAGGTTGACGAGCTTACCGAGGCTCTTAACGAGAAGCTGACGGGCATAAGTTTCGACAGCCTCTTTGACGATTTCGTCAGCACGCTCATGGACATGGACAACACCGCCGCAGACTGGGCTGACAACCTAAGTGAGCTGTTTGCGAAGGCGATGTTGCAATACCAGCTGAGCGACCTCTTTGAAGACGACATGAAAGAATGGTGGCAGGGCTGGAGCGATACGATGAAAACCCAAGGCGGCAAGCTCACGGAATCGCAAATCTCGCAGATGCAAGGTGAGATGAAAGACTGGTATCAACAGGCGGAGAACACCCGTGACATGGTGTATGCGGCTACGGGCTATGACGGCTCTGACAGCTCTGACAGCACGCAGTCTTCCACCACGGGCAGCTATGACACGGTCACGCAAGACCAAGCCAGCGAGATAAGCGGAAGAATGACAGCAATACAGTGGAGCGGGGAGCAGAGGATGACGCAGCTGACTCTCGCCAACGCTAAACTTGACACAGTGATTGTCCAACAAGCCACGGGCAATAACATATCCGATGGCATACGTGACATCCTCGCCCAGTCTTACCTCGAATTGCAGATGATAAACAAGAACACCGAGGCTGTGGTGAAGCCGATTAAAAACATCAGCGACAAGATGGATGCCGTTGAGAATAAAATAAAAAACCTGTAAGCTATGGCAGAGAAAACATCAGACTTGCTCATCAATGGCAGCGACGCATACGAGACCTACGGAATAAAGATGGGTGATGACTTCATTGACAACATTAACGCCTTTCCTACGATGAAAGCCTACGTGGAGAACACATCGCGGTTGGAGCATGGCAAGAGGGTAGTCATCAGCAATCCAAAGGTATCTGACGCACAGGTGTCGCTCATATTCCTCTTGGAGGGTAGCACACACACTGACTTCTTGACAAAAAAAGCGGCGTTCCTTGCGGAGCTTGCGAAAGGCTACATCACTATAAAAGTGCCGAAAGACAGTGACAACGTGTATCACCTTGTTTACAAGAAAGGCATATCTTACGCACAAGAGCCGTTGGGAACGTTCTGCAAGGTGGCCTGCACGTTTGACGAGCCTAACCCAAACAATCGCACTGAAACGTGTACAAATATTTCAATCGTAGAATGAGGAATATAAAAGATTGGACTGCCAACAGCCGCAGCACATACGCCACTTTGGGGGCGAGCAACCACACGGACAAGGAGCGTGAGGTTAGGGATTTCTATTGCACACCGTTTGTTGCGACAATGAAGCTCTTGGAACAGGAGCAATTCTCAATGGACGTGTGGGAGTGTGCCTGTGGAACAGGATTTATTTCCGTGGTGCTAAAAGATTGCGGCTACAATGTGCGGAACTCGGACATTGTGGATAGAATGGATAATGAAAAGTTGGACTTTCTTACCTGCAAAGAGCCGTGGAATGGAAGCATAGTTACGAATCCGCCATTCAAGTATGCGCAGGAGTTTGTAGAAAAAGCGTTGGAGCTTTTGCCGCAAGAAGGCAAGTGCGCCTTTCTTTTGCGTATTCAGTTCTTGGAGGGGATAAAGCGCAGAAAACTCTTTGACGAAAACCCTCCAAAGACGGTGTATGTGTTCAGCAAGCGCATCCAGTGCTGCATAAACGGCGAGTTTGAGAAGTACAAGGGCGTTGGCTCTGCAATCGCTTATGCTTGGTTCGTTTGGCAGAAAGGCTACAAGGGCGACACGGTGGTAAAATGGATTTAGTTCTTCAATGCTAATAACCGCTCAATGTCATCAAAAGAATTGACTTCGTAAAGCGTTCCTCTTATTTTTACAAAACCATTCACGCTTTCCACCTTTTGTTTGATTGGCGAGAATAAATCTCGAAAATGGCACAAAACAAGAGTGCATAGATTACATTAAAATGTATAACGGCACTGATGAGAGTTACTTTGCTGATTACAAGGGCGGCGTTGTCTCTGTGGTTTGCAATGAGACTGGCGAGATGATATATGAAGAAAATGTAAAATAAACGATATGAACAGAAGAATAAGTCCTTACATTATAACGTGGGTTGAAATCAGAGCGCAAAAAGGTGTTGTGCGAAGAGAAGACCAAGAGAAGATTTTGGGCAAATACAGCACTAAAAGACGAGCTAAAGCCGTGTTTAAACATTTTGAAAATAAAGACAAGGCGTTGTGGTGGCTCAAATCTTTCAATACGCCTCTAATTAAGCATTACGAATGTCGTCTCTTTACAGATGCGCAATTCGCAAGGGCGGTTATAGATTATGACGCAGACAAAATCATTGTGCCTTTCACGAAGATGCAAAGAAATAATGTCTATTATATTTGAATTGCTCGTTTAAGGGTAAAATAAGCATTTATGCGCTATTGTGTTTTTTTTCAATGGCGCATTTTTCTTTTATGTTTTCCTTTTAGATAATTTTACAATCGAAATCAACAAAGATAGCATGAAAGAAAAAATTTTCCAAAAACTAAAACAAGAGTATTCACATCTTGGGTTAGGCGATGAAATGTTACAGACACACGCCGAGAACCTTGCGGGGCTTGGTTTCGTGAATGATGAAAACTTGGATGTGGTTGTTGCCGCTCAAAAGACTTTCTTGGAAAAGCTGCAAAAGACAAACGACAGCCGTGTGACGGAAGCCGTCAATACTGCAAAACGTAAGGCTAAAGAGGAATTTGAAGTCGAAGCCAAGAAAAAAGAAGAAGAGAAAAAAGCTGAAGAGGAGCGCAAGCGCATCGAAGAGGAAAAGATGAAAGAGATGCCAGAGTGGTACAAGGCTGAGAAAACCGCTAACGACAAGATGATTAAAGAACTTCTTGATGCGAGTAAGAAGCAAAAGGCAGACTACGACACAATCATCAAGGAGAACGAAACATTGAAGCGTGAACGCGCAGCCGAAGCAAGGAACACTCTGATTGCATCGAAAGCGAAAGAATTGGGCATACCAGAATGGCGCATAAAGGAGGGTTTTGTAATAGCGGCAGACGCAGACGAGAAAGCAATCATTGACACGCTCACTACGGTATCGAACAACATCAAGACGCAAATGCTGCCAAAAGACGGATACGCCTTTCCTCACTCTGACGGAAAAGTAGAGAAAGCCGAGGCGGACGCTATCGCAAAGTCGTTGGTTGGTTAGTTATTAACGTAAAAATTGTTTTTAAGATGACACAGTTTAGCTTAAATGGAAAGCGTGAGCAAGTTGTCTTCGGCAATGACATCATTGTCATTCAGAAGTACATATCGGGTCTCAAAGGAGGCCGCACACTTGACGTGTCTGATTTTACCGATACGGTAATTAACGCAGGACACGTGATTATCGCAAAAGACGGTGTTTACAAGCCAATGCCGGTTACTGACGGAGCGTATGGAACGCTGCCTGAAGGTTACGCATACGTGGGCGTATTGTACCGTTCAATTCTCACGGAGAAGCCGGCGGCTTCTATTATGACTTGGGGAGAGGTGAACAGTGAGGCGGTTCCTTACTCTATGGACTCTATTCTCGCGGCGTTCAAGACCGCTTGCCCACACATTGACTTCATTAAAGACGAGGAGGCGTAACACATGGAAAAATCACTTTATTTCGAGTATGTGCAGAAGTACTTTCCGATGCTCGTAACATCAATTGTTGAGAGACTTAATGAGAAGCGTGCCAATGCACTTCCTTACCTTTACAAGCAGTGGCTTCGCCCTGAGTTCTCGGCTGACGGAAGATGGGCGAGCATATTGGCTGACTACAACCGAGTAGCCGCCGATGTTGTCGCTCTTGATGCGGAGCTGCCTTTGAAATCTCGTGATTCAATTGAGACAGAGACAGGAGACATCCCAAAGATAGGAATGGAACTATATCTGTCCGAGAAACAGATGAAAGACATTGACGCTATGATAGCGCAGAATATGCCTATCGGGCAAATCGTCAACAAGATTTTCACAGACCTTCCACGCTGCATTGAGGGCGTGTATGAGCGTCTTGAAGATATGTTCCTTTCAGGTCTTTCTACAGGTGTCGCTCTTGCCGCCCACAACAACGGAACTGGCGCACGTGTAAGCTATGGCTACTATGACGCTAATAAGTTCGGCGTAAAAGTTCTATGGGGCAACCCAGACACGGACACACCTATTACCGACTTGCAAAAGATATTTACAAAGGCTATTGAGGACCAAAACGTTCCAACAACGGTTTGGATGGATGATGTGGCGCTTAACAATTTCTTCGCAAGTAAGCAGGTGCGTGAGCAATACGCCTTTGACAACCGTATTATGGTTACAAGCACAAGCACCGTTCCTGCCCTTGACCAAGACAAGTCGGCTGAGGTGCTGCGCAGAAAGTGGGGTGTAAACCTTGTTCGTGTGGCTCGCACTATAAAGACGGAAATCAACGGAAAGAAAAACTCCCACAAGCCGTGGCAGGAAGGTATGGTCGTCGTCACTTGTGACGACAATCTTGGCACTCTCGCATGGACTAACACGGCAGAATCAACCCATCCTGTTAATGGCGTTGACTACCAGACGGCTGACGATTTCATCTTACTGTCGAAGTACCGCACAAACAAGCCTCTCCGTGAGTTCACAAGTTCACAGGCCATGGTAGTGCCTATCATCAACAATGTTGACCGTATTTATACGCTTGACACAAAGACAGTACAGGCATGATAGAGGTAGTAGTTTTACGTGAGTTCCATGATAAGGATGATTTCGCTAAGACCTATAAGGTTGGCGATGTAGTTTCTTTCGAGGGAAACCGTGCTAAAGAACTTGCCGCACTTGGCTTAGTTAAGGTTAAGACCGCAGACAAGGCTAAAAGTGGCAAGGAAAACAAAGAGTAAGATTAATGACAATAAGCGCATACATATCACAGAAGTTGCAGCCCTTCGGCACTGTGTCGGAGGCACAGCTTCTTGATATGTCTCTCTCTGGCGGCTTTAACTTGGATGAAGAGTATTCTGATGGCAATGCGATTTCCGTAGGCGTTGGTATGACGAGTTTCATTGAGGAATTGGCATTTGCGCCTAAGCTATCCTCAGTGAATGAAAGCGGCTTCTCGATGTCTTGGGATTTCAGCGGGTTAGGCAAATACTACCTGTGGCTTTGCAAAAAGTACGGAATTACGCCTAATTCAGAAGTTGCCGAGTTACTTGGAATAAGTGCCATTATTGATAAGACGGATTGTTGGTAGGATGTTCTTTTCGCCTCACACATTACAGATAAAGGAATATACCCCCGAAGAGCGTGACAAATACGGTCGTGTCATCGAGGGGACTGGCGGCTACGAGTGGAAAACACTCGGCAAGTGCCGTTGTGATGATGTGAGCGCGGAGAGGAAATCGGCGGTCAACGGAGCGTTGTACGACTTTAAGTACAAGGTCGTATTCGACAAGAGCATTGGATATGTGGCGGAGAACAGCGATGTGAGATGCCTCAACCAAGACGGAACTGTCCGAGGGCAAGGCACGGTAAAAGGGCCGATGGAGACAAATTACCTAAGCTATCGTGCTATATGGTTAGAGTAAGGTGCAAGGTGGACTTTTCCGATGTTGACAAGGCATTCCAACAGCTCAAAAAGGAGGTGAGGGAAGCCATGACAGAGACAGGAAAGGCTGCCGTAGAGTACGCGAAGCAGCACGGTTCTTACAAAAACCGCACTGGCACTTTAAGAAAGTCCAACAGGTACGAGGTAAGCGACAAGGCTCTGACGCTCATCAACGATGCCGCATCACCGAAGGGTTACAACTACGCATCCGACGTGGAAGCCAAAGGCTATGATGTTTTGAGTGGGGCGGCTTTATACGCCGAGAACGCATTAAAGAAGAAGACGAAATGATTACCAGTGGCGACATAGCGAACATCATCTATCGTGACTGCAAAGTTTTCGGGATAACGATAGTTCCAGATGGCAAGACCATCGTGGGCGAGCTGACGGACGAGAGGATAACCATCCACTCGAAAGAGCCGCAGGAAAGCACGTACTGGTGGAAGTCTTACGTTGAAGTCAACTTCTGCGTACCCGACTACAAGGACGAGTCCAACAAGGCACGTCTTGATAAGTTGCAAGCGAAAGCGCACGATTTGTGGCAGAACAAGAGCGTCACGGGAGAGTACAACGGCACTCGCTACAAGTATTCCCTGTTCACAAGCAGCCAGTCAGAGGAAAGCACGCTTAATTGTCATTATGTGAATGTAAGATTATTGTTT